GGATGTATGAATAATGGACAAAATGATTGCGTTTTTGCTTAGTATCATCATCTGGATTCCAATTCCGACGAATTGCTAGGACTGTTTGCGTGCCCTTTTCGATAGTAACAACGTAAGGCAGAGCAATGCCCGTCGGCTCCCCATCGTCGTCTTTGTCCTCGTATCCGGGTAGATCGAGGTCAACGTGCATCTCAAGGATCTTGTATCGGTCATCAGATGAGGCACGGAAGCCCATCTTCTCAGCGATTTTCTTTTCAACCTCATCGAATGCTTCAACCGGATCACCAAGTTCTACATCTGCGTAAAAGCCTGCTACCTGTAACCTGCGCAGTTCGTTTTCTGTCTTACGCATTACGTGGGTTACACGCTCCGCGTTCTCTAAGTTAGACGCCCCATACGGAACCACAACGTCCTCGGCGGGCACAAATAGCGATACCTGACGCTCAAGATAGGGGTCGTAATAGACTTTCTTGAACGCATTACCAGCCAGACCCAAGCCCCACAACATCCGCTCATGCTCAGGCCGATACTCGACCATCACATCGGTTAATTGGTAGTTCATGTCATCCTTGACACGAGTAGCCGCTTCTCTCTTCTCTGGTGTCTCTTTACCAATGATCTGAGTCTTGACTGGCCCTTGCGCTGGAAAGGTTTCCATGATTGTCTCGGCTTGGAACTTAACGAGAGCCTCACTTAATAGCGGGTGGTGTACACCACAAGCCCCGGGCCACGGTTCAGTACGATCTTCAATCTTCATACCTAACAACTCTAGGCCATCTACGTATGTCTGCATCCAGTCTTTGCGGCTAGATGTGTCATCTTCAAACTCGCCAATCAGATCGTTACATAACTGAGTTAACTCTTCCTCGTCCATCTCTTCAGCGAGGTTGGCGTTAAAGTCGTCCTCAACTTCTACTTCTTCAATCTCTAATATAGTCTTCCCATCAATCCCAATACGCACAGCCTCGGGATCTTCAATCTCTATCTCAAGAGCAGGCTCGTCCATCATCTCTTCGAGATCTAGTCCTAGCGGGGCTTGCCCTAGTGCTTTGTCAATTGCCATATTCTGTCCTTAGTAATAGCCTTCAACTTTACGTCTAAAGTATTCTGGCTCATCAGGTTCATCTAAATTAGTGCGTAAATAACCGCCCTTGCGGAATCTCATCAACGCGAGGGATACGGAGTCAACATAGTCATCATGCTCGCCTGCGGGAAAAGATGCAACCTCATCTATGACTTCCTCAGCCCACTGGGTGTTCGGTGCCCACACTCTACCACTAGCAAATAGGTCTGACACAGCGTTCAATCGGCTGATCTTGTCGTTACCTTTACTTGGAGTGAACTCCTGAACAGGAATTCCCATCGCCCGCATCTCGTAAATCAGGGGCGCCCCGGAAGCCTTTTTCTCTATGATTACTGAGTCTGGCTCCCACTCTTTATATTGCTCAATGGCCTCTTGCTTAAGTCTTGGGAACTCCATGCGCTCCCGAAAAGCGTTCAAAAGTATGATGTTTGCCTGCGGCAACCCAGTATCGTCTGGGTGGTAGAACACCCCCCAAGTAGTCAGAGCGCTGTAGTCGGCGCGTTGACTCTTCTCAAATGCGGTATCCCACGCCATCAGGGTAAATTCACAGGATGGTGGGTCTTCTTCCTCCCAAACCTGCCACCATTCCCGCTTCACAATGGCTGAACTCTCTGAAACTGGGTTCTGCTGATATTGCGCCTGCCACTTGCTGTTGGGAAGTTCTTCTTTTAGGGCGGAAAGTTCCTTTAAAGACCAAAATTCAGGCCACAACGGCTTGCCAGACGGTAAAAGAGCCGGAAATTCAATGACTTCCCACTCGTCCCCACCCCTTTGGGCGGCACTCTTGAGCACTTGGCCCGTTAAGTCACGCTTAGACCACCGTGTCATAACAACTACGATGGCTCCCCCCGGTTGTAAACGCTGCCGTGGGCCTGATGTGTACCACTCGTAGGTCTTATCGTAAATATCTGGGTTTACTTCCGCCAAGGCGGCTTCTTGTTCCGAGTGCGGGTCGTCAATAATGAGGAGATCCGCGCCTTTACCCGTGACAGCACCCCCCACACCGATAGCAAAATAGTCTCCGCCAGCGTTAGTCGCCCACCGCCCAGCAGCCTTAGAGTCCGCTTGTAACTCAACCCCAGAAAATACTGACTTATAGACTTCTTGATCGACAAGATTTCGCACCTTTCTACCAAACCCAACGGCTAGTTCGGCTGTGTGAGACGTTTGGATTACCTTCTTACCCGGGTAGTTACCCAAAAACCACGCTGGTAGGAGGTAGGAGGCGAACTCGGACTTAGTGTGCCGGGGTGGCATGTTAATAATTAGCCGCTTTAGTTCCCCACGGGCTACTCGTTCAAAGGCACGGGCCATCTTGGCGTGGTGTCTGCCGGAGATAAAGGAAGGCCATACCTTATGGACAAACTCCATAAAGTTCGTTTTGGCTTTTTCCTGCTCCGCTATCCTCTCGTACTGCTCTAACTGAGAGAAAACCTTACGCTTTTCGGCGTCAGGCAGGTTCGGAAGGATCGCCAGTAGGCTCTGTAACTCCTGTAGCGTCGGGGCTTGCATCAATTTCCTCGGGCTTAACGCCCAGTTCTGCTTCTAAGTCGTCAACAATTGGCTCTACGTCTATCGTATTTGAGTGAATCAGGCGGCGTACCTTATCGCGGATAGCCTTTTCCAAGTCTTCGCTGGTCTTGTGGATAACTGTGACCTCGGACTTCTCTGAAAACAGGCCCACGTCTTGGATCTTGCCAAGCAGTTCTAGAGCCTTGAGTTCATACTTGGTATCCCCGCAGTCCGCCAAAAGGATAAGTTTGTTAGTAATTACTGTCCGTAACTGGACTGCATCGGCAACCACTTGGTGGTCGTAGGCTTTCAGCATGCCGCCGACCCTAGCCGCGATTTCGGGAGTATTTAGATCCACCGGGAGGTTTTTGTTCTTCCCGTTATGGGCTAACTGGGCAAAGAGGGCGTTGGCCTTTTCTTCGTCCTCGGGGGTCATGTCAAACCCCATGCCTAATTCTTGCAAAACCATCGCCGTCGTTGAAGACACCTCGACTGCTTCGCGTGCCGAGTCTGGCACGTCGTCGGTCTGTTTATCTGGCAACGCTACAGCGTTATCCGGTGTTATCTGTATCGACATGTAATGGGCGGTTTGTGGCTCCAAGTTGTGCGGAACTTACTAGATAGATTTTGTTTTGTCAAGAAGTGTGGGGGACTTAGAAAACCCCCATCGTCAAAAAGAGGCGCCCCCACAAAAATAATATACCCCCCGGGGGCTTAGAAATCAAAAAGGTAAGGGGGGTGTTTTCCATAATGAGAATTAAGTTAGTGTTGGCTAACTTTGATGGGGGGAGGGGGTCATTCTGTGGACGCGGTATTGGCAGTGCAAAACACTATGTATGTAGTTGTGTATGTTACTTACACCTATTTTAGGGGGTGCCACTAGGGTAGGGTCAGCGTAGGTAGATTGAGTTACCGGTAGGGGGTCACAAACTATCGTAGAGATATTGAGTTGACGGTAGTCGATTCGATTTTATTTTTTGACTCTTGATTCTCTAGCATGGCGTGGCCAAGGTTGTCGGCGTGGCTCTTCGCGCTCGGCGTGGCTCCTCACGAAAAAATAACACCCTGTCGCTGATTGTGGTATTATGTGTACATGGTGATGCGGGGCGAATGATCAGCGCGACCATGTAACAAATCCGCGCGGTGCGGAAATGTTAACTCTTAATTGATTGGAGTTTCAAATGGGTACTAATAAAACGGTTGTTGCAGATGCGGTACAGTCGGCGTTCTCCCTGTCTGCTGAGATGTTGGAGCAGGTTTCAATCGCGGCTGAGATGGCTACTGATGCTTCTTTTGATTTCTCGAAGGCGTGCGATTCGGTGGCTGGCTTGTTCGGTGCGTTGAAAGCCGAGGGGGTTTTGACTTTCACTTCTTGGAATTTGGTCGCTGACAAGTTCAAGGCGGTTGCGACGGTTCGGGCGCGGGATAACGGCGTCATTGATCCCGAGGGCGCGGCTGGCGATTGTTGGGAGCGTGTGGTAAAGCGTAATCGCGACATTCACGGTTTGACTAAGCCCACCTCTGACCAAAAGGGCGCTCTCGCTATGACCAAAAAGCGCGAAGAGGATAAGGCTAAAGCGTTGGCGTCTGCGGGTGGGCGCTCTTCTCAAGAATTAAAAGCCGATGTCCTTGCGCTCTACGGGCAGGCTACCGAAGAGTCCATTGCAAAAGCCGATGCGCTCAAGAAAGTGGTCAAGGTTGTCGAGAGTGCCGAGAAAGACGCGGTTTCTACTCAGATGAAGCCATTGATCGAGGCGGCTAATGCTCAGCACAAGGCAGTCATGGAGTATCTGAAGGGCTGTAATGATCCCAATCGTCTTGGCGATTATGTGGTTCTGTTGAAGTCCACGATTGATGCGTGGAAGTCTTTGAGCAAGTAAACCCTCGGGGCGGGCGTGGTGCTCGCCCCATTCTCTAGAAAGGTGTGATTATGAATTCTGTTCCCCCTGTGTTCCCCGAAGCCCAAATCCAACCCGAGCGTATTGCGTATGCAAAAATGGTTGAAAGAGGCGAAATTACTGTGGATCAATATCTAGCAATGTGTGCTTTGCTTGACAAAGATTATGCGTATTTCAACCTGCTTACTTCACGCTCATAAAGCCAATGTCCCCGTCTCGGACTGCGTAGCAGTTCGGGGCGGAATGGGCAGGCTCCGCCTGACCAGTTTTTTTCTGACCAGTTCTGTCTAACCAGTTCTCTCCCAACGCGAAAGCCCACACGGGCAACGCGATAGCCCACGCCAATCAATATTGTACGAGATGTTCTTAATGTTCTAGATTATTGTTCTACGCCTAAGTCTTTGATTATAAAGCAATGTTCAATTGTTCTGCCATTTTTGGCAAAAACATGGTTCCCAAAGTTTTGCAGCACGCCTTCCCGAGGCTCCACGCAGAATCTCATGAGAATAGGATAACTCTCGGGGGGGCTATACTTTTTTAAGAACATTAAGAACATTAGAACAATACACCTCAAACGGCTTGCCCTAGCCATTTCATATTGTTCCTAAATTTTCCACATTCCCGAACATTACGAACAATACAGAACATTATCCCCCCAAATACCCATTTAGAACTTGACATTGTAAACTTACCATGCTATAATATAGGTTCATCAGTCGTAGTTTGTCCGCAACCTATTGTTCTACTTTATTGATTGGAGACCCTTATGCCCACCGCAACCCGTAACATTTCCGCGTCGCACGGATTTGTTAGCAAAGACCCCTTTGCGACTCTGCCCCCCAAACCTTGCCGGTGTTGTGGCAAGGCTATCCCGTTCAAGCGAAGCAGACTAGGTAAGACCACTTGCCTGCCCTGTCAGCAAGACCTAGACCTAACCGAGCCGGTAAAACATACCGTAGCCATCGCCTACAACAAAGGAGCGTATCAGCACATCTACAACCCCGCCGACCTGTTCAACACCAACCCAAAACAACCAAGAGGAGCATGACCATGAGCCAAGAGAACCTAACCCAAGTCTTAGTACACATGATGGAGCACCAACGACTTGTAGACCAAATCGTGAAGCCAAACCTTGTACCCAAGCCAACCAACGGCATTACCTTAAACGATAAGGTTCACGCCATTCGCGAGAATCAGGTGGGCAAAGACAAACCCGCAGAGAACGGGATTGTCCGAGTGATGGTCAAGTGCAACTACGGCACGGATCACTTCTATCCTGCCAACCCAACCGCCAACCTATTCTTGAGAATCCAAGGCGGCAAGACGCTGACCAAATCAACCCTGAAAGTCTTAAAAGACGAGGGTTACGCCATTCAATATCGCTACGAGGAGCCTGCAATATGAGCCAAGACCTAGAGAAGTTAATCGTTAAACGCACCGAAGCCGGTTATGAGTTGTACTTCGATGAGAAGTTAGTAATTACCCTAGATACAGTTGAGGAGATGGAGGCATTGTTTGCCGAACTCTACGGCGACGAGGAGCCTGTGGAGTACACGAGGAGACCCCAATGAGCCAAGAAATGAACCATCAGGAGGCGTTTTTCTTCATGCTCAAGGCAGCAACGGTCTACTACAAGGTGAGTGCCGACTTTGACGCCGACGCCAAAGCCTTTAAGCCGACCAAGGAAGAGGTACGCCTTGCCACGCTGTATCAGCACTATATCGACGAGATGGTGGCTATCGGGGGAGACTTTGACCTATGAGCGAGATCGCTGAGTTTTTGCGGATGTTAAACGAGGCGTTAGGGCTGATAGCCATAGCGTTCTGTGTTTACTTTTTAGCCTGCATTGTGATGGGCAGAGGGGATAAAGAATGAAAAAGAAATATGTGGTGACGCAGTATTACAGGGTTGAGTTGGAGGTGGAGGCAGAGAGTCAATACGATGCGTTATGCATGATTACCGATGATGACCGCAATTTCTACACCGTAACTGCCAACATGGACAATCCCGACAACGATGTGAAAAACCTTGGTGTGTGGGCGGCAGACCTAGACACCGAGGCACACGAGATGGAGGGTGACAAATGAAAACTAATTGGTGGGTTGAGTCAGGCATGGCTGCGCAAGCAGCACAAGAGTTGGTGTGGTTCGTAGTGATTGTCGTGGTGGGTATTGGCATCATGGCATGGCGTGACATGAAGAAAGAGGGTAAACAAGATAACAAACCCGCACCGCGCGGAAGTGTTAACAAGGGAGGAAAGAAATGAATGTAAATAGTGCAAACCTGCGAAGGTTCTTTACTTACGCAGAGGCAAAGGAGTACCACGACGAGGTAATGCCGTACCGGTCAGGCGGGGACAAGGGATTGCGCCCATTGGGTAGCCGACGGTATAACTACTGCCAAATCAGTCACGACGCAGAGACCGGTGCTGTGTCCCTTACCTTGTACGGGTCGCACGTAGTGGTGTGGTCTCCCAACGGGGAAGTCTCTATATCTCTGTGCAGGTACGACGCTGTCAGCACGAGGCAGTTTATTGATGCAGTATCGCCTTGCAAAACCAAGTATGACCGAGGGGTAACCTACCTACAAGTCATAGGCAAAGAGGGGTGGTACCCATTCGCAGACTCAGAGACTCCCATCGTTATCAAAGACGGTGAGGTGATGAACCCTGTGCAGACGCATGCGTATAGGTTGGACAGAGTTGCTATGAAGTCTAAGCGCAAAGAGTTTGGTGCTTTTCTAGAATACGTTAAGAACATGGGCAAAATACTTACAGGCATAAAAGATGAGGAGGTCAACGCCATAGCCCAACAGTTGCCCGAGGAGTTGGTAGAGACACAACAGACTTACGGGAAGATGGTGCTGAAAGTCTACCTACCTAGTCAAAGCGGGTACAGAGTAACTCGCAGAAATGACATATGCAAAGTATTTTTACAGGCAGTCAAGCAGGCGCAAGATCCCGAGGACTTGGAGAAGTTCTACCATTACTTTGTGCAGTTGGGTGTGTCGTGCCTGAATCACAACAGTAGGTTGAATGCATTTATTAAGTCATGGGGGTATTTCTCTGAAGAGCAAGTGGAGATAGGTTCGACCATGCTTGCCTACTTCGATGAAATAATTAAGTATGTTTACAACGAGGAGGTTTTTAATAAAGTAGAAGTACCAATTGGAGTAGCAGTAAGCAATTCAAACCGTAAGTATTTTAACTAACCAAAGAGGAAATAAAAATGGAAGTCAATCTAAATAGTAGCGTTACCCTAACCGAAGCAGCAGAAATCGTAGTTGCAATTGGTACGACCAACACTTGCTACCTTGTAGGCGAGCCGGGGATTGGTAAGACCGCGATGCACGAGACCGTCATAGCCAAGACGGGTCACAAGGGCGTGTATATTGATGCGCCGAATACAGAGTTGGGCGATGTGGGTATACCGGTACCAAACCATGACACTAAGACCACGCATTTCTATCTTAATGATCATTGGGGACTGCATACCGGCGAGCCTGTTGTGATATTCATCGACGAGTTCACCAAGGCATCTCAGGCGGTGCAAAACATGTTGCATCCGCTAATTCACGAGCGCCGGATTGGTGGGGTCAAACTGCACAAGGACTCTATCGTGATGATCGCGGGTAACCTGACAACCGACGGTGTTGGCGATACGATCAAGGCACATACGATTGGTCGCATTACCAAGATCAGGGTCAAGAAACCACATGCCGGTATCAACGCCGACGGCAGTATCGATGCTGATTCATGGGGTATGTATGCGGTGCAGAACAATGTGGCGCCCGAGGTGATTACCTTTGTCAAAGAGTACCCGCAGGTATTGGCGTCTTGCTATGACGGTGGGCAGGCAGAGAACCCGTACATCTTTCACCCGAAGAAGCCACAGGATTCTTGTGTATCGCCACGCACTTTGGTCAAGTCAAGCAACATCGTTAAGAAGCGTCTCAACATGTCACACAATTCTCTAAAGACAAGTCTTGAAGGTACGATTGGCGCAGCAGCAGCGAGAGATATGTTGGCGTACTTGGAGGTGGCTGACTCGCTACCAACATGGGAGCAGATTGTGAACAAGCCCAACGAAGCACCCGTACCCTCATCTCCAGCAGCACTTTGCATCTTGGCGTTCAACGCATTGCAGAGAATAGATAGAGCAAGTATCGGCAAGTGGTTCGAGTATATGAAGCGCACGCCGAAGGAGTTGCAGTCTGTGTTCTGTCTGTCTGCTATGAAGTCTGACGAGAAGAAGTCATTAGTTATGACAAGCGCATCGTTTGTTACATGGATGCGTGAGAATCAGTACTTGTTCTAATCATGGTGGGCTATGTGTTGTATGAAGACAAGGTGTGGATACTATTGCGCAAGGATCATTACGGTGACGAAAGCATTTGGCACATACGAGCAATTCACGAGCATGCTATTTGGATGCGGTATGTCAAGGCAAGTACATGCATCGAACTTGATCCTGCGTTAAACATTTTATTTGAAAAGGAAACATAATGACTGAATTAGTAGACTCGGAAAAGTGTGAACTGCCGAAATCAGAAGAAGATGGTCGCCCATTATTTAGGACGGAATTTGTAGTTATGTCAGGAGGGGCAGAAGTTTGGGTTCATGTACCCGGATATCTTCAAGGGTATGATATGGATTGCAAACATTTTGAATACGACAGTTGTGGATTGCTTAGCGCAAAGTTTGTAGATGTAGTTGATTACTACATTGAAAACTACAAGTATTCTTGTAGTGATATGAGTGAAGCAGAATCTTTGCGCGATACTTTTTTGGAGACAACGTACAAGTTAAATAAGTGGATTGAAGCAGAAAAAACTAAAGACGTAGCAAAACTTAAAGAGGAAGAAAATCATGGCTAAACTAACTGCCGAACAACGCATCGAGAAAGTCCATGTGGCTCTCATGCGTCATAAGAAGTTTTGTTTGTTCTCAGGTCTGTTCATGGTGGGCAAGGTGACGGTTGAGGAATCAATGCCGACTGCCGCGACTGACGGTATCAATGTGTTCTACGGGCGTGCGTTTGTTGATCGCTTAGATGATAAGCAGTTGGGCTTTCTTATCTTGCATGAGGCTATGCACAAGGCGTATCGACATCTCACCACATGGGAGAAGTTGTTTAAGAAGAACAAGGACTTAGCCAACGCTGCCTGTGACTATGTCATTAACTTGCAGATCCAAGATCACGACCCTGATCAGGAGGTGGTGCGTATGCCGACTGACGAGGAAGGCAATGTCATGGGGCTGATAGATGAACGGTTCCGTGGCATGGATGCGCATCAAGTATTCCTAATTCTTGAGAAGGAGGAAGATGGTAGGGGTGGCTCAGGTGGCTCACATAAGTCTGAAGGTGGTAACAAATCCGCACCGCACGGAAGTGTTAAAGGATTCGATGAGCATCTATGGGAAGAGGCGGGGCAGATGGATGCGAAGGAAGCCGAGCAGATTGCCAAGGAGATCGACAACGCATTGCGCCAAGGCGCATTGCTTGCAGGCAAGATGAACGGTGGTGTATCTCGTGATATTCAAGAATTGCTTAATCCTAAGATTGATTGGCGCGAGGTACTACGGGACTTTGTCAAGCAGATTGCCAAGGGACATGACGACTCATCGTGGCGTCGGTTCAACAAGCGACTGCTTGGGTCGGGTATCTATATGCCGACTGCTATCTCTCAACGCATGGAGTGCATCGCGGTTGCGGTGGATACTTCAGGTTCGATAGGTGGCGAGGTATTGTCTGAGTTCTTATCTGAGATCAAGTCCATCTGCGAAGAGGTCACACCACAGAAGGTTGAGTTGATGTATTGGGACAGCCATGTGGCGGGGCACGAGACTTACGAAGACGGGGCGGTTCAAACCCTAACTGATTCTACGAAACCACGAGGTGGTGGAGGGACTGATCCCTCCTGTGTAATCAAGTTCATGGGTGACAAGCAGATCAATCCCGACTGCGTGGTGGTGGTAACAGACGGGTGCTTCTACGATGGGGAGGGTGATTGGTCTAAGGTCAGCGCCCCTTTGTTGTGGTGCATCAAAGACAACAAACGGTTTACACACAAGTATGGAAAGGCGGTGCATCTATGAAAGAGGAAAGCAAATCAGTACGGGTGAGCGTTGAGGCATATGAAACCCTGCGTCTTTTGCAGGGGGACTTTGCCAAGCAGGTGGGGTTCACTCCGTCTATCACACAGGTCATTGAATATCTTGCTTCTAAAGAAATGAAAGAAAGGAATAAATCATGAGTTCATTCGGAATCGAAACGAGCGCCATGCTCGTAGAGTTGTCAATTAGTTGCTGGACTGCCCGCAAGTTAGACAAGCGTGTTTCTCAAGAAGTAGATACGACTAGCGGGGCCAAGTCTCGCGCGGGTAACTACAACAAGAACCTGCTTGCCGGTACACAGAAGTTGGACAACATCGTGAAGTTTGCAGCCAATGCTCGGGCTTGGCATAACATCAACACCCTGCCGTGGTCGGACAACGGGCTACGACTACTACCTGTGGAGAACTTCTTGAGGTACAAGGAACGGCTTGGTGAGTTGGAGCAAGAATACAACGCGCTAGTCCAAGACTTCTTGACTTCTTATCCTAACTTAGTAGATGCGGCTGCTTTCCAATTGGGCACGCTATTCGACAGAAGTGAGTATCCCGAAGCGGAAGATATTGCCGGTAAGTTTCGGTTCCGCTACACATTCTCGCCTGTGCCGACAGCAGGGGATTGGCGTATCAACATAGGACAGCAGGCACGCAATGAGTTGGAGACGCAATGCAACAACGCCATCGAAGAGCGAGTGAAGGGGGCTATGAAGGAAGCGTGGTCTCGCCTGCACGAATGTTTATCCCATGTTAGCGAAAGGCTTGAGGATAGTGGGCAGGAGACGAAGAAGAAAATATTCCGCGACTCCTTGGTGGATAACGCACACGAGTTGATCGACATGCTCAAGGTACTCAATGTGACCAAAGATCCTGAGTTGGAACGAGCGCGGGTTCTGATGTCACAGACATTCACAGGGCTTGAGGCAACCGACTTGCGTGATAGCGAAGTGGTGCGTCGTGATGTCAAAGCCAATGTTGATTCAATACTATCTAAATTTAATTTCTGATTGGAGAAAACTATGAAGATTAAAAACCTGCGCCAAGGCGCAACCCTCGCACCCCGACTCAAAGAGGTACTTGAGTTGGTCTATGCTAAACGCCCACTTCTAGAGTACGAGGTGATCAGGTATGGGGACATTCACTACGCCGACTCTGTTCGTGCTTGGCAAGATGGTCAGGTGGTGGGTGAGATTCGAGCATGCTTTGACCGATTCAGTCCTACTAAGGGAATGACCGAAAGATGGTATGCCATCGACGCACATACTATTAAGAAGCAACGGGGTGAGCGCAACAGGAAGTATTGCAAAGACGCTAAAGTAGCAGCGCGTACTGTCATAGAACAGTTTGCGAAGAAGGCTCTGGCAGAGTTGGGCAAGAGTCTAATCGCAAATGTCAAGTACACAGTAGAGTCTATGCACGAAAAAGTTGAGAGGGACTATCGGAACTCAATCAGTATTAATTCCCTAGAACTTGCTAATTACTTTGTCGATGTAGTCATGGCTAACAACCCCCCTGTGCCAAAGCGGGTCATCGACTCAATGAGTAGTAACGACACAATACGGAAGGGAGAAAACTATGAGATTGCCTGCAATGTGCTTGCTCACTTTGAAACCAAAAACGGTTATGTCATTAGAGTTATGCAAGACGAGACATTACTGTGTGCGCATATAGGCAACCCTGATACGACTAGCAAACACCAAAGCACCTATGAGTTGGATCAGTACACACAGGAAAAATTTACCATGCTCAAGTTGCTAGATATGAATCAGTTCGCTGCCGACATCGGTGTTAAGTATGAGAGCGACGACGGCGCCAAGAAAGAAACAATCTATTTCATCGTAGCAGGTGAAACTAAAGTGGTAGAATAAATACGCATTTCCAACCGTATTGCAGATGCGGAGCACTCCAATCGACCTGCGTGGGACAGGCTAATCTGCTAATCCCACACCCTTTCCGACTAACAAATCCGTGCGACACGGAAATGTTAGTTTTCTTTTGGGGGTTCTCCCTAATACTAAAAAGCCCTTGCAATCTTAATTAGTCTGAAGTATACTCTGTCCATAATCCGACAAGAGGATACACAATGACAACACCAGAGGGTCGAGTCAAAGCCAAGGTTAAGGCTTTACTCAAGAAGTACAACATCTATCACTTCATGCCTGCAACAGGCGGCTATGGTCGAAGTGGTGTGCCCGACATTATCGCGTGCATGCGCGGTAGGTTCCTTGCCATCGAGTGCAAGGCAGGCGCGGGTAAACTTACTGCATTACAAGAGCGTGAGTTAGCAACCATCGAAGAAGCCGGTGGTATTTCTTATGTGGTCAACGAGACTAGCCTTGAGTCGCTTGAGATCGCGTTGCGTTCTTTCATCGTTGATGACGATGATAGATGCTGACCTGACCAGTTCCGAGGAGTAAAAGTGGAAATAGTTTCTGAGCAAGTTAAAATTTTGATTGAGCGCATGGACATGTACCCCGAGGAGTTTGTACACCCCTTTGAGTCACGCCATATAGAAACTAAGTGGAACAGTATATTACTGGAAGGCCGTTTCAATTGGATCGAGAAGTTTTTGATCAAGCGCAAATACGTTAAGTTAAAACGTCAGGCTACGCGAGAAGCCATCATGGCTACTATTATGTATGAAACCCCCGAACAAAAAGACTCTACTTCAGGCTTATTGGCTCGCATTAATAAAAACTTAATAAATAACCCCGATTACCCACGCACAAAAACTAAGAAACAAAAATATGATTATTAGCGTAGATTTTGAGACGTACTACGACAGAGAGTTTTCGCTCTCAAAGATGACCACAGAGGAGTACGTGCGTGACGACAACTTTGAAGTCATAGGGGTTGGCGTAAAGGTTGACGACGCCGAGACAGAATGGTTTAGCGGTACGTACTCTGAGACCATGCATTTCTTGGGTAAGTTTAAGTGGTCTGAGGCGTTTGTTTTGGCGCATAACATGATGTTCGATGGCGCAATCCTTTCTTGGAAATTCGGTATTAAGCCGATGGCATGGCTAGATACCTTGTGCATGGCGCGTGCTACCGACGGGCTTGAAGTCGGAAATAGTTTGGCGAAGTTGGCTGAACGATACAACCTAGGAGTCAAAGGCAATGAAGTGGTTAATGCGATGGGCAAAAGACGAGCAGCGTTTTCTGATGAGGATCTTAGCCGGTACGGTAGTTATTGTCGTAATGACGTTGACCTCACTTACGCTCTTTTTCAATGCCTTGCCCCTAGATTTACTAAAACAGAACTTAAACTTATTGACCTCACTCTGCGAATGTTTACTGAGCCGGTCTTAGAACTAGACCTACCGTCGCTTGAGCAACACCTAGAGGATGTCAAAGATAAAAAAGAAAAGTTGATGGCTGCTGCGGAGTCCGACAGAGATACGCTGATGTCAAACGATAAGTTTGCTGCACTGCTGCAAAGCATTGGCGTGGTAGTGCCGACTAAGATTAGCCCTGCCACAGGCAAAGAAGCATGGGCGTTGGCTAAGTCTGACGAAGGGTTGAAAGAATTACAGGAGCATGAGGATCTGCGGGTACAGGCACTTGTTGCCGCACGACTTGGGACAAAGAGTACGTTAGAGGAGACACGAACCGCACGATTTATTGGAATAGCAAAGCGAGGCAATATGCCCGTGCCTTTGCGCTACTACGCTGCCCATACGGGGCGTTGGGGCGGCGATGACAAACTTAATCTTCAGAACCTACCGAGGAGTGGGAGGCTAAAGCAAGCGATCATTCCTCCCGATGGGTACGTAATCATTAACGCCGACTCATCACAGATTGAAGCCCGTACTGTGGCTTGGTTGGCAGGTCAAGGAGACTTAGTTGATGCGTTCGATAAAGGCGAAGACGTTTATAAAATCATGGCGTCGGCAATTTATGGCAAATCTGTCGAGGAAATTACGAAGGAAGAGCGATTTGTTGGTAAGACGACAATCCTTGGGGCTGGATATGGAATGGGCGCACAGAAATTCCGACTACAACTTAAGGTATTTGGGGTTGACCTACCGGAGGCAGAGTGCCAACGCATTATCGCCGTCTATCGACAAACCTATCCCAAGATCCCGGCCTTATGGAAACAAGCGCAAAAAAGTCTTGATGCTTTGGTTGCAAGACAAACCACACCAATTGGAATGTACCCCGAAGTTATATCCGTTACTGAGTCCGGTATCCGACTACCCTCCGGGTTGTACCTTACCTATCGTGGACTTAAAGCCGACTCCGACGGTCAGTATTCGTATAAAACAAGGATGGGCGAAACGAAAATCTATGGCGGGAAAGTCACCGAGAACTTCACCCAAGCGGTTGCACGGTGTGTAATCGGGGAACAAATGCTTAGAATTGCCAAGCAATATAAGGTAGCATTGACGGTGCATGACTCTGTTGTGTGTATTGCTAAAGAAGATGAAGTTGAGGAAGCAGTAAGTTACGTAACCAAGTGTATGCAATGGCGACCCAAATGGGCGCAGACACTACCCCTTACATGTGAAGTTGGATATGGAGTTAACTATGGTAAATCTTAAAGGTATCGAAGCATATAACAATGTAGCGTCATTACAGGGTAAATCAATGAAAATAGACACAACACTAAATTACACAACCTATGAGTTAAAAGTAAAAGGATTATTAAAAGAAATTCACGAGCATTTATTAAGAAATGATCATGTATCAGCAGCGTCTACAATTGATCAAGCAATCGTTGAACTAAGACTGATGAGAGCGGCTGTAAAAAGCCATATCAAAGAATGAAATATACTTGGTCATACAGCAGCATCTCGCTGTTTCAGCAGTGCCCCCGCAAGTATTATCGGATGCGGATTGTTAAGGACATTGTTGAACCGCCGACCCCACATCTTGACTACGGCACAGAGGTTCATGCAGCAGCCGAAGATTATGTGTGTGCGGATAAGCCAATAGACCCCAAGTATGCTTTCATAAAACCGCATTTAGACTTTTTAAAATCTCTGCCCGGCTTGAAGTTGTGCGAGTACGAGATGGGGCTGACCAAAGACTTTGAGCCGGTTGGGTTCAAAGATGAGAACGTGTGGTTCCGTGGAATAGCAGACTTGTTGATCATCGACGGAGATGCCGCAATGATCGTGGACTATAAAACAGGCAAGTCTTCTCAGTACGCCGACACCAAACAGTTAGAGTTGTTAGCATTACTGACGTTCAAGCATTTCCCGCATGTGCAATCTATAAAAGCAGGGCTGCTGTTTGTTGTAGCCCAAGACTTGGTAAAGGCGTCATTCGTTAACAATGCGCAAGAGATGGCATGGAGTCGGTGGTTGCCTGAGATCCAAAGGCTTGAGGCTGCTATGACAAATGACGTATGGAACGCAAGACCTAACTTCACATGCAGAAAATTTTGCCATGTAAAAGATTGTGAACACAATGGGAAAGGCGAATGGAGATGAGCGAACCCGCAGTAGATTGGTTTTTAATAAATCAATTGGTTGCATCTGAGCATCAAT